CCATGGGTGGATCCCCTTACTTGGGCAATTGCAGGTATGCGGTTTGGCCGTGCTTGCGCTGGTAGTCGCGCTTTTGCTCGGCAGTCATTTCGGAGCGCTTGAATGCAGCCTGGCCGCTGCCCCCGCCCGGGGCTTGTGTCCCTGAAGCCCTTGGCCACAGATGAGGTGCGCTTTCGCGCAGAGATTCCGCCCATTCGAGCGGAGTCAGAGGGGTCTTGCCGTCTTTGCCGAGGATGACCTGGCCGGATTCATCAACGGCGACCGCTTCGCCCTCTTCGTTCAGCGAGAACACGCCTTTGGCGCGCAGGATGATGTCGTCGGTTGCTTCAGGCAGTGCGCCAGCTTTCAGTGCTGCGCCGCGTACCGAGTCGCCCAGGACTTTGCCCTGGAACTTGGCGGCGAATGCTTCGGCCTTCTCGGCCCGTGCGGTGAGCGCCTTCAACTGCTTATCGTTGTCGGCTCGCAAGCGCTCGGTGCGACGATTGAACACCTCGTCCACCTTGCCCTCAGTCAGCAGCTTGGTTTCCTCGTCTTGGCCGGCTCGGCTGAGCAAGCCTTTGACGGCGTCGATATCGATGCCTTCGAATTGGGTTTCGAACTGCGACAGCTTGGTGGTGGTGTCCTTCAGCTTGCCGAGCAGCTCAGAGTTTTTGGTTTTCAGCCCAGAAACAGAGGCCTCAACGGCAGTCGCGATAGCGGCCTTGATTGCCGGATTGTCCAAGTCGATTTCGTTTTCTTCTGCCACGTTGATGCACCCCTTGGGTATGTATTGCTCGCTTTGCGGGCATAAAAAAACCCGCCGAAGCGGGTTAGATTTTGAGTTCTCGAAGGCATTTAGTTGGTTAGCGCCATCTTCCGTAGAAAATCTTCGATCATTTTGTCACTGACCATTTCCATGTAAGCAATCTTTGTACTCAACGAAATAAAAGCGCCATGAGAAGTCACTTGTCTCTTGGCAGCAAGATGTGCACTTTCCAAACACGACTCCATCAGTGCTGCTTTGTTTGGATCTTGATCAAGAAAGGGTTCCATGCGGTCTGCGAAATTCCGCCACGCAAGTCGCAGAGCTTCCTCTGCTCTACCTGCATTTGCGTTGACATATGAAACAAAATACTTGGGATCACTACAGTCAGGAGAAAGTAAGTGGCATTCTGCGCAGAGTAGAAAGAAGTTCCTAGTACTCTCATCCCCCTCCAAAGAGTGAGGAACGATATGTGCAGTTTCTTGATAACCCGTACGGCCGCAACACCAGCACAGTCGCACATCATCGCAATCATCCAAAACCAATTCCGCGATAGCGTCTGAAAAGCCATACTCGTCCAGCCAAGCACTATTTTCCTGCCAAGCATTACGTACGGAGTTTCTTAAAACTGTCTTGCGCTTAGGAGAAAGCCCCATCGCTTGGATTCCATGTGAGCAGCTCGATTATCATCATCTCAAACCCGCACGCTCGAATGCCAGAGGCTCAAGCTCCTTCATCTGGGTCAGGGTCAACGGCGCGAAATTGCGATCGAGCTGCAATTCTGCAAAGCGCTCCACGCTCAGCCCGCCCTCTCGGAACAGTTTCGCCCGTACCGGCCCGATTGCCACGTCCTGAAACGCCGCTGGCTGTTGCTGAAGCCAGTGGTAATAGTCGAGGCTCGCACTTACCTGCCCCGCTCCATCGGCGCTCACCGCCGCCCGCGTAGCGCCCTTAGCGAACATCTCGCTGAGCTTGGTCAGCAAGACGAACGTGGTTCGGCAATTTGGGTGAAACGGTGGCCTCGGCCCGGAATCGACTGGAAACCGTCGCTTGTCCATCGACCGGCACTGCTGGCTGGTCTTGCTGTCCAGCGTGGCGACCATCTCCACTTCGGACACGATGTCGGTATTGGCCTTGGCCACCTCCATGCGTGCCTGGGACGACACATGCTGAATCGCCGTATGCACGACCGTGCTGGCATTGCGGTTAGTGGTGGCGAGAATGCCGTCCTTGTACCCGGCAGCCTTGGTGCCGCGAATGTTGCGGATGATCTGAAAGTTCGTTTGACCTTCGAAGAAACCCTGCCGGATTGTGCCGGTGACGCGCTCGCGCTCAGCACTAGTCCAGCCCTTGATGAACGACTTCAGCAGCTTACCGCCGCCGGTGCCGCGCACACTGAGGGGGTTAGTCAGCACCGCGGTGCGGATAGCCGCTGCCGTCGGCGCAACCACATCCAACGAGACACCAACGGGCGCCGTTCGGGCCAGGCTCGACGCTTCAAACTCAGCCTCGTAGTTGGCGATGTCGATCAGGTCGAGGTTCAGCTGCGCGCTGTAGCGGTCGAAGATACCCAGCAGCAGACTGTCGACCTCTTTCAGCAGCGCCTCAAGCCGCTTGACGTTGTACTCGGTCAGATCTGACTGCGTGAGCCGGTCGCGTATCGAGCGGTCGATCTCCTTCAGGAAGGGAGCAAACTTGCCGACCTCCCCGGCTTTCAGCTTTTCAAGGAAGACCGCGTGCCTGATCGTGGCGTCAAGGATTGCTTGGTTTGCTGCCATCGATTACGCCCTCATCATCCAGGCCCAGGCCGTCGCCCTGCTCTGCCAGTTCGCCATCGATCTGCTTGTCAGTGCGCTCCGGCGCGATCAGTCCCAGTTTGCGCAGGTACGCCCGCAGATCTGCCTTGGCGAAGCCGCCGTTCTGCCAAAGTCCGACCAGTGCGGTAATCATTTGCGGATCAGCCGTCAGCTCCACGAACTCCTGATTGATCTGGTAGGCGACCTTCGCGTCGTCGACGCCCATGTAGGTACAGCACCACATAATCGCCCGGGTGTACGCCTCGCTGACGTTCGCCACGCAACCGGCGAGCACCGAAGTCGATGCCGACTGATCACCACGGGCTTCGGTCGCCGTCTTGGACGAGAGAGAAGCCACGACCATTCGGGCGCCCAGCTCGATCATCATCTGGTTCTTGTCGGCCATGGCCTCCTTCACGAGTGTGTTCGGAAGGGGCTGGGCATACCCAAACTGGCCACCGGCAGGCAGCATCATCGGTGCGCGAGAGCCAACGTAGACGCCGTTCTTTTCCATCCAGTCGCGCCACTGCTCGTCCAAACCGGAAATCCAGGGCTGGGCCTGGCCGCACCAGAAGACGCTGTCTTCGTAGTCGGCACTGTTTCGGTAGTGGCCCAGGTTGATCATGGCGATGTCGTAGAGCGGCGACTCATCAATGCTCGGGTCATTGTTCTGCGCGCCGACGAAGGTGAACGGGATTTCCTTCAAGCGCCCGGCGGTGCCAGTGGGCCTGAACTCCTCAACAACCGCCAGCGGCCCGCCACCTTTCGGCCCGGACCGGCGCCAAACTCGGCAAACAAAGCCGTCAGCCTCAAGTGCCAGCTCCCGGTACTGCTCGACCACTTTAAAACCGAAGCCGTCTTCGATCTCCGGTGATTCGCGCAACACCACCAAAGTCAGCACGCTGTGCCCGTTCACCATCCCTGTACGCCAGTTGATGATGTCCTCGGCGCAGTACGACAGGATCACCGAGTGCCCACCGGCGCCGGCGTCTTGGTGATAGTCGACGTACAGACCATGCCGCCCAGCCTCAAGCACCTTTTCCAGCGTGCCTTGCGAGTGCTGATAGATGCTCACGCCGGAGCCGTTGGCGTTGTCCTGCAAGTACTCCAGTTTCTTCGCAACAGCCAGGGTGGGGTCCTTGTGGAAAGCCAGGCCCAGCAGTCCGTTCCGGGTATGGCCTGTGGCGTTCTTGAACACCGCCCGCTCGCGATAGGCCTTGTTGCGATCCTTATTCTCAGGCGAGGTGTCGTGAGCGTTGATGTACGGTAGCCGATCGACAACGCGGTGCTGTCCTGCGCACACGTCGCGAACGGTGGCCCAGCGGCTCAGCGCTTCGATGTAGTCCGCCCGTTTGAAGGAGACGTCGTTGCTCATCTGGCGTATCCCATTTTGATAGCGGTGACCGGTTTGATAATCGGGTACTCGCGGTGAATGAAGTAACCGCCGCCGTCGTTGGCGTGGTCATTGCCCTGGCTCTTGTCCGGTTCGCCGTTTGGCGCCCAGATTTGCTGCTCCAGGCCGTCGGCGTATGTCGGGCACGTGAACGGGTTGACCAGGTAACGCCGCTCGCCCTGCGCATTGCAGAACATGGCGTTCATGGCGTTGATCCGATCCTTCACCGGCGGGTTGGCCGCCGGCGCAATGACCGTGAAGCCTGCCTGCTTGAGCATGGCGATATCGGTAAGACTGGCATTGACCGACTTGCGCGAATCACCGGAGGCGTCCGGATAGATCCGGATCTCGCAGGTTTTCCTGAAGTCGTTGCCGGTGTGTTCCCAGTAGCGTTCCTTGATGCGGCGGATCATGTCCGGCGTGTCGTAGCCATCCATCAGCTCGTCCACGGCGCGCGGCAGGCCCTGATCACGTTTGACGTGGGTGATCGCAGCCATTTTTCCGACGTTGAAGTCCATCCCGATGAACAGCGGCTCGCCAGGCTGGACCGTGTCAAAGCACTGGTTCAGCTTGCGGTCGTAGGCGTGGTAGATCGACCCGGACGTCAGGTTGACGAACTGGCCATTCAGGTACGCGCGGATCAGTTGCTCCGGGTACGACTCCATCAGCGATGGGATGTAGTCGTCCGGTAGGTTCAGCTCATTGTCGAAGGTGCTTGCCTGAACCAGCCCGTACATCTCGGCCAGCGCCGGCTTCTCGCGGATCTGCTTCACGAACTGTTGGAAGACGAACTTGAACCCTTCCGGAGTCGTAGTCACGTCCACGCCGTTCTTGAGCCCGGCGGCGTTGTAGCGCATCCGGGCAATGATCTTGCGCCAGGCGTGCTGCGCCTTGAGCGAGGGCAACACGTCGAGTTCATCCACCAGCGCGTGGCCAATCTTGAAGCCGACGATGGTCTGCGGCTTCTCCATCGAGCGGCAGATCGTCGTGCTGCGGTATTGGCGGCCACTATAGAAGTCGACCTCTTTGTCGCTCTCCTTCGTCTTAACCTTCAGGCCCCAGTCGTAAGCCACTTCCTCAATGGTTGGGAAGAAGATGTCGCGGATTTGCGGATAGGTCGGCGCGAAGTATCCGGAGTTGATACCCGGCCACTCCCACACATGCTTGCACAGCGCCGCGCAGCCAACCCAGGTCTTGCCCGAGCCGAACCCGGCAACGAAGCCACGGAACTTATGTGGAAGCTGGAGGAAGTCAGCCTGCGGAACATTCAGGCTCGGCATCCGGCTTCCTCGCGTTGATCACTTGAACAGTTACGGCAGTCGGCACCGCGGGTTCATCCTCGGCGTCAGCCTTCTTCTGCCGGTTCACGTAGACGTCGCCGACTTCCTTCGCAGCCTGCTCCAGGATCTGCATGGCGAGGCCAATGTTCTTCATCGATTCGGCCTTCTCGACGAACCGGTTCATGGCGCGTAGGCGGTAGGCACGGTTGGCGATCGGGATCTCGGCGGTTTCTTCGCGGAAGCGCTTGCGGGCATCTTCAAACATCGTCACCCAGCGCTTGGCCAGGCCTTTCCCTGATGTCTTCGTAGGATCGTGTGTCTCCACCTGCTGGCGAGTCACCGTGATCCCGTATTCCTTTTGGACGGCTTCAACAACCTGTGAAGGCGTGTCGAAGCACGCCAAGGCCTGAACAATAAAGGCCTTCACGTCGTTTTGAAGGGCTGCCATAGATTTTCATCCGTCCAGAGCCTGTCCAGAATCAGGCCGACTTGAGCAGACAGGTTCCGCAGGCCCTCGCAATGTTCATTTTTCCCACCTCGGCAGGCTTGTTTGCAGCGTCCACCAGCTCTTGCACTTGAGGGCTTGCCCCGTACCGACGCACCACACCGACGAACTCTTCAACGTCGTGTCCGCGCATCTCAAGCTTGGGCAGGCCGTCTTGGGTGAACTTGGGTGCGCCGTACTGATCCTTCGCCTGGGCGATATGAAATAACTCATGCTCGACCAGAGCGCAGAAGTCGGCGTCGGAACATTGGGCACAGTAATCAGCAGCCAGTGTGATGATGTAGGCCGGCACGTCGCCGAACCAATCCAGCATTTGCTGTTCCATCCGGGCCTTCTGCCAGCCACCGGCGCGGAACGCTACCTGCTCGGCCTGGCCCACCACCGTCCGCCCCTTCTTCGTGAAGGCGGCAGACGCCCACATCACACGAATGTCCGCATCGATCAGATGGGCGTGCTCTTCATTGTGGATGCTGCCAGTTTCAGCAAGGATCTCGGCCTGGAGCCATTCCCATACTTCGGGGGCTGGCATCAGGCGGATACCAAAGTCAGATAGCTCTGACAGCTCGACCAGTGACGCGGGAGGAAGCGGCCGATTCATAACAGAAGAACCTTCTCGATTCAGAGTTCGCCCCCGAAAGAGGGGCAGATTGCCCGCCTATGTGCGAGCCGGCCGGGCCTAATGAGCACTCATAAACCAATGAGGCTCAAAGAATGAAAAAAAAGATGTACTTAGTGTTTGTAGTAGCAATCATCGTTTTGATGATTGCTCCGGAATGCGTATAGCCCGGAATGATTGCTTGCCTGCTCAGTAAGCCCTGATGTTTGCATTCTCGGCTGAGTAGGCTCGTTCGATCGCCTCCCAGTCGGGCTGCTTAATTGCCATAGGTTTACTCTGATAGTTGAAATGATGGCTGAATGCCGGTAATAAAGCCGCCCGATCGGCGTTACAGAATCAAGGCAAGGGAAATGGATAACCTGATAAAACTGCGCATCGGGCTTTCAATTGGAGCAATTGTGGGCCTTCTACCGATCACGCTGCTTTTCACTGCTGGCATGATCGGACTTTTTATCCCTGCCATATTTATTACACCGACCACCCTTGTGGCTACCGCCTCCATTGGCATCTGCATCATCTCGATTTTCTGCATCGGTTCGGCTTGGAAAATCTATGCGCTTGCAATGGCAGCATCGCCCAATATCCAAAACCCTCGTCTACTGGCATTTGGAGCAGTGATAACAATGGTCTGGGGCTTGCTCGTGGCCTACTACGTTCGCGAAATCCCACAAGCCACATGCATATTCCTGATGCCTGGAATCACTTCTTCGATAATGCTCGCAATTACGCTTAAGCGTGCCGTGGCCTGAGAAGACTTACTCGCGACTTAGCCCCCACTTGAAACCACTTTCCAAGGTCGCGACACGGTTTGCTGATTCGCGAAACGTGTCGCGACTTACTTGGATCGACGCTCAATCCCGCCCGGCGCCTTGTCACTGCGCAGGCACTGCTCACAATTCAGCGTCCGGCACAGCCAGGTCTTCACCCGCTGCCACCAGATGACCATGAAGATGTGGCGCATGCCGGCAAGGGCCAGCGAGACATGAAGAGTGATCCCGGCGGTGGTCGGGCCCATCATGAAGATGGTCTGCTCCCGGCTCATCACAACGAACCCGCTGATCGCGATCGCCGAATAGATCAGCTTGCCGATGACGCCGTCCCGCACTTTCCCGCTCAGAACACACCAGGTCGCCCACAAGGCAATCAAGCCGCAGGCGATGAAGTTGATCAGTTCAAGATTCATGGGTTGCCTCCCCCGAACCGCTGGCGAATGAGTGCCCAGAGGTCAGCGGCTTTGATGGCTCGATTGATGGCCGCGAGCAACGATCCGCCGAAGGTTCCGAGCAGAAAGCCAATGCCAGCGACGATCTTCGGCTCGGTCACACCCAGGTAGGTGCTGACCATGCTCGTCAGGTACAGCGAGCAAGCGATACCGGTGATCAGGAAGATCAGCCAGGCGCGCCAGTCGGCCAGATCGTCCTTGTGCCACCAGCTTGCGACGACAGCGCCAACCAGTCCTGCGATCAGCAATTCAAACCTGTCGATCTTGTCGAGCAGGCGCTGCAAATACTCCATGCGCTCGACTCCGTGTGCATGATGGAAACGAAAAAACCTCTACAAATTAAGAGGTCTTGTATAGATAAAGCTCATATAAATGTCAGCAAAATCAGTAAATTAGAAATTGTCAGACAATTCTTTGAATTTTCTATAACAGCAAAAATCACTTACTCATGAGCCAAGAAGGAGCGGTACTCGTGAGTCAGGTAAATATTTTTGTTATTGAGTACAAGCTCCACGGAAGACCCATGTCGTTTGTCATCCGAACAAAACTGATGAACAACGCGGAAGCTTGGCAATGGGCGAGCTGTGACGCCGGCATCGCTCCAATTCCCAAGCCGGGACGACCTCCTCTCAAACGGTTTTCAAAACCAATGGCGGAACGATTCGGCATCACCGACGTGAAGTGGCGGGAAACTACCGCCGTCACGTGGGAGGAGGTTTGAGAAAATGATTGACGCAATCGTTGGGCCACCCGATGAACACTCATGGGATGACCAGATTGATGCAAACACGGAGCTGTTTCGTAAAGCAGATCAACTTGACGAAGCCGCCTACAACATCATCCAAAATGATCGAGACAATGCAGATGCTTGGGTGCGGTTTACCGAAGCCAAGGCCTGCGCTGACGCTTGCCGCACGGCCGCCTATCAAGACTGGATGAGGATAAAGCGGTCAATGCGAAAATAGGTGCGCGCGTCTTTCCGCGCTGTCCGCCAAAGGCCTTCTCAACGTCGACGCCCCTATGCATCGATCTCGCTGATCCAGTCTCGCGCCACCCTGAAGCAAATGGTGAGGTCAGGGTGCGCGGGCTGCCGGCGTTAATTCCGTACGTCGCACTATCCGGCTATCGACGTCCAGGCCTTCCCGAGGGCTGCCCTGGCTACAGGTAAATTTGAGGCAAAAAAAAGCCCCACCGAAAGGCGAGGCATTTTGAAAAAAGCTTCGATCAAAAAATCTGAACGCTAGTGACTTTCGCAGTCTTGAAATCCTGACCTGATACGGCAGAAAACTTCCAGCTTTCCCCTGGTCCGAGCCCGACTCCGCTAGCCACAGCATTGCCGACCATGTTGCCCGCGCCATCGTAGACTTTGAATACGATAGTCGTGGTGCCGAACGACGCGTCCGTTTCATTGCGAGCGTAACCTTGGACAGTCGAATTACCATCAACATTCACTACTCTCAAATCGGTGATCGAAAGGCGATCATCTGCCATCACTACCGAAGAAAGGAGCATTGCTGCGAGAGCTACGATCTTGCGCATTCGTGAAATCCTGAAAAGTGGATGAACCTCACTTTCACCGATCCGAATCATACTGTCAATATGATGGCGACAAGTAAATGGCACTCTCTTAAGGCATACAATCAGGCCCATCTACAAGTTTGGCAAATGATGAAAAACCGTGCTAACTAGCCCTTCAGGAGGAGCCAGTCGGCGCCACCACGGAAGAGAAATTGCAATGCTCGTAGACATTTATCGCGATGAAGCCTTGGATAGAATCCTTATCGTAGAAGACGGTAAAGGGATCCCTCAAATTTCCGGCGAAGGCTCGAAATTCTTGAAAGATCTTACGTTTCATCGGCAGGTCGACTTCAAAGATCTGCCAACTGCGCTTCAGAGCGAAGAGGTAATGGCGTCACTCAAAGAGCGCGGCTTTTACGCTGCCCGCCAAACTGTGACTGTTACTGAGGTCGAGATCCAAGACTGATTGTCCAAAAAAACCCGGCGCGGTGGTCGGGTTTTCTCGCTCAAGCACATCTCCAAATGACTAGTCAGACAGCGTTCTTACGCTTGTCATCTTCATGAAGCAGCGTGTTAGTCGTGCCAACACAGATCGCCTGTGGCGAATCACTCGAAGGATAGGAAAAAAGATTTCCTGTGGGGCTTATGGTTGGCCGATAAAAATCGCCATGTGCAATGCGATCAGCAAGCCCTTTATCTGCGCAGTAGGCAACGAGCGATACGCCGCAGGTGACGCGCCAAAGATCCTTATGCCCAGCTAAGCGTGAAACATCCTCTTTAATCGAGGATGCGGAAACCAGTTCTAGCGTGTAAGTAGACATTCAATTCTCCCTGAAAAATGAGAGCTTAGTCTGCTTGCAAGAAACAAAAAACCCGGCGCGGGGCCGGGTCTCGTTCGTCAGACCTACACACGCAGGAATGACAGGATAGATAAATAATCGGACATGCGGACATCAATTGCAAGCCCTTTTGAGGAACTCTTTTCACGCCGCTTCGCTGGTCAGCACCTCAGCCTCTTCCAGAAGTGTTTGAGCTTCCATCAGCGCCTCGTCAACCAGCTTCTCCAGCGCCCCTTTGATCGCCTGATTCCAGCGCCGATAAGTGCGTTCGGTCAGGCCCTGATTGTCCCAGGTGTTCATGTCGTAGTTCGAGTCTGCCAGCACGATCATGTCGCTCGATCGCGTCTCAGCTTTCTGCTGTGAGTGCTGGTTTGCGCGAGCGACGGCTAACTGCGCCGCGTCATTGCGCCAGCCCCACTTTGCCTCATCGTCTCGGCGATCAGGCACAGGAGCCTTCACAGACTCTCGCCGCACACCCTTCACCTGCGGAATTGCCCACACAGTCACAGCCTTCTGCGTGAACAGCATCGGCGCAGGGCTGACCAGTACCGAGATCAGGCGGCCGATTGACTCGACCTTGCGCCCCTTGTGCGTGCTGTACTTCGCGGTAAGCGCGTTCCAGTGTCGCGGCGAAAGCTGGGCGTGCAGCACCTTGTGAACCATGCAGTCGATCAGCAGCGCGGCATCCTTGCCGGTGATCTCGCCCTTGAGCTTGCTGGTCTGCACCTTGGGCTCGAAGTCGCAGCCGCCAGCGCTGTTGATGGTATCGGCCGCCAAAGCACGAACGACCGCCGAAATTACGTTGTGGTAGATCATGCTGCCTGCCCCTTCTTCAGTTCGTGGGTCTTGGCCCGGTATTCGGCCTTGATGGTTTTGATTTCTTCGATGGTGTATTTGCGGGCCGGATGAGGACCTTCGAGCCAGGCCACCTTCTCGGCGCCGATACGCAGCACCAGCCGGATCCGGTACTCGACTGCATTGCCAGACAGGTTGCGGTTGCACTTCACGCACTGGCGATGGATGTTCAGCGGCTCGAAGCGAAGCTCCGGGCAGGCGCCGACGGATCGATAGTGCCCTGCGTCCCAGCGGCTGCCGGTCATGAGGTCGCTGTCGTTCGGCATCGAGTCGCAGCTGATGCACGGCAGGTGCGCGTCACGCAGGCGGACGTATTCGTTGACTGCGGCCTGGGCTTCGCGCAGGTGGTCAGCCCTTGTCTTCAGCGCCTCCTTCCGGACTTTGATCTCGCGGCGCCCAACTTGGGCCAGCGCCTTGCGGGCCTTCGCCTGATTGACGTCCTTGATGGCCAGACCGCACTTGTATCCACATACCGCCTGCCCGAGTCGCTGCGGGACGAATGAGGTCCCGCAAGCCGGGTTCTTGCACTTCTTCGGCTTGGGCGCCTTCTTTTCCTTGATGGCAGTCCGCATCAGTACCGCCCTCCCCACTTGTCCTGCTCGGTCCAGCGCACGTCATGCTCGGCGCCGAAGGCATGCATTAGTTCGAACAGATCGCTGAACCACTTCTGCGATTGCTTGCGGGTCGATACGGCCATCACGACGAACCCGCCATCAAGGCCTGGCTCCGCGCGCTGCTTTTCCAGCGAGGCACTGAAGAGGCACTTCCAGTCCTCACTGGTCAGTTTCTTGCCGTGCCAGATCACCTGGTCGGAAACGTCCTTGAGCATTGCCCACATCTTGCGGTTGCAGACGTCCGGGCGTTTTTCGTCGCGGATCACCACCACCTTCGGCTTGCTGAGGTCGATGGCGTGCAGGACGCCGGCGAGGCGGTTGATATCGCGTTGGTCACGGATCGTGTATTCGGGATTCATCGCATCACCTTCACGCCCAGAGCCTCGACCTGCTCCTGGAGCTGGCCGGCAGCGCGCTGCAACGCCTCAACCTGCCCACGTAGCGCAGCGTTTTCCGCGTTGACGTGGCTGAACTGCGTGGCGATGTGTTCTTCCAGCGAGACCTGATCACGCTGCCAGTCGATATCGTCGTGGAAGTAGCCGAAGCGCTCGCAGAGGCTGCGGTGGAAGTTTTTAAAGCCGGCCTCAGCCTGCTTTTTCTGGTCAGTGATATCGGTCATTGAGCCGCGCTCCTTGCTTTCAATTGTTCGGCCTGCTGAATGAGCAGCGCCCGGCGATCGGCCAGCTCGTTGGCTGCCAGAATTCGCAGTTCTGTTTGTTCCTCTGCTGATGCCTTGCGCATGGCGAGCATCGAGTCCTTCACCGCTGCGAGTTTTTCCCGAAGCTTCGAAGATGGACGCGCGACTTCGCCGGTGAGCAGAGCCGCAACCGCCCGCCCGTCTTCAGTGACCGGCACGACACTCAAGTCGGCCAGGTACTGCTGGGCGCGCTCTTGCGGGATCCGCTGCATCTGCACAGCCTTGGTTATCGCCTGCGTGCGGCGGTTGGCGTCGAAACCGACAGAGACATGCCAGTTCACTTGCTTGTTGTCCTCCCGGGCTTGTCCCACCAGCCGCTCATAGGCGCTGTTGAACGCCATTCGCGCACCGACCTTGTCGCCGGCATCGAGGACAGGTTTCGCAGCAGCCAGCGCGAGCTGGATTTCGTCAGTCAGCACCACGGTTTCGAACTCGTCGTTCGTGGTCATTGCGATCGCCCAAGCTTCGTCCTTGCCCGGGCGACCGTCGGCGGCCTGCACCCGTTGGAGAATGTCGGCCATCGCCAGCCTGCCCTTCACTTCGAAGCGGCAGGCCTTCAGCGCAGCCTTCACGGTCGGCACCGAGTAAGCGCAGAGGTCTTCAGCCATCATCGCCGCAGTACCTGGGTTCATCTCCTGCCCCATGGCCTCGGCGGTAGCGCAGATCGCAGCGGCGAGCCCGGCGACCTGCTGATCGTTCATTTCAGAGGTACTCATTGCACTCTCCTCCTTGGCGCTTGGCCAAAACCATTTGCGCGGCCTGCTCGGCAGCGGAGACGTTCGCCTCGGTGCGTTCCATCTGGCGGGCGGTGGTTCCGTTGATGCGCTGACCAGTAACCCACTGGGTGTGGTAGCTCTCAGCGTTGGCCAGAAGTTCATTGAGGCTGTGGCACTTGCGCAGGACGCCGGCGTCGCTGGTTTTCAAGTAGTGCGCGGCAACGTGGTGGGCAACATCGGCACCGAGCCGGTCGACCAGTTGGCCGAGCTGCCCACCGACCTTGGCGTTCCACACCGGCCAGGCACCGTTGTAGCGCTTGCGGTAGGCCATGGCGTAGTTCGCCCAGACCTTGAAGGTTTTGCAGGACTGGTCTTTCGGGCCCGGCATGTCAGCGGGAATCTCAACACGGGGCGTCTCGGTGCGAGCAACCACCAGAACCAGATTACGGGACTGAGCCGGCACAACCTCGGCGGAAGCCGGGGGTGCAATTGGTTCAATGACCGGTTCATTGACTGGTTCAGAAGAGTGACTGGTTCTGGGTGCAGCTCCTGCACTACCCCCTAGTGCAGGAGATTCACTAGGGGGTGAACCTGCTGCA